CCGATGCTATCTTGGTAAAATCATTACCAATTTCCTTCACAATTTCTTTTAAGAAATCCATTCTTTACCTTCTTTGCGATGATGTACTTCAACATATGATTGACACTTAGGACAAGATAAATTAGTTACAAAGTCATAGGCATGATCTTTACCATAAAACTCTTCATCTAAATCTTGATCTCCTCCCCAAATAAGTTCAGTGCCACAGTGCCAACAATTCATTTTATTTTTATTATACTCTCTTTGTATCAAATCGTCAAGCAAGTTTCTTGTAGGAATTATGTTTTTTATGATTTACATTTATCTTAATTTTACTAGGGGTAAAGAAAAATACTTGATTATTTCGATATTCATTAGAAAAATATTTTTTATCAACAATATTCATTCCATGAAGAAATTTACGTCCATTAAAAATTACTAACCTATTGTATCTAGGTTCAATATGTTTTATAACTTTAAAATCATCTTTTGATCTCCACGGTCTATAATGTTCAATTATCATTTCTCTATGATTTATTACATCATATAAATTTGTTCCATTTTTATTATCATCATTAAAATAAACTATTCCATTATAACCACCATCGTTATGTGGCCACCAATGACAATTTTCAATATCATTAAAATCATGATTATAAAATCTTGCCTGATTTGTAACTATGTTATATGAATCGGGTTTTTGAGAAACTAAATTTGATAAAAAATCAATAACTGATAATAATCTTGAATCATATTTAACAAATCTTCTATCCTCAAAATGAACATTATTGAAAGAGGGTTTTTCTTCTATTTTCCAAAGAGGTGCAGGTTTACTAAACAAATAATCATTAATCTCTTGTGGATTTTTATAAAAATTATCAATGGTGTATATTATAGAATCTAAAAATAATTCCTCTTGAATATCTAAGTTATCATTTAACTCAAACATTAAATTGCAATACCTTTATCTCTCAATATTCTTTTGTAAGGTCCGTCAGGATTATCATCTCTAACTTTCTTAACTTCTTTTAATAGATGATATAATCTAGCGTCTCCTCCAAGTGCAAGAGCATTTACTATTGTTGATAAATCCTTATCGTCTATAGGTAAGTCCATTAGCTAAAAAATAGTTCTAAGTTTACAGTTTTTTCGACATTCCACCCGATTGCATCCAAGATTGCCTTGAGAGGTTCTACAAAACTTTTGTCAAATTGTAAGTCATAATCGACATACTTATTGAGTCCAAGTTCGTTTGGAAAGTCTTGGATGAATGAGATTACATTTTCTTGAATGATATTTGGTTTCTTGAG